TCCTCCCGCCCTGACCAAGGATGAAAGGTCAACACCTTACCCATGCTCACCATTTTAGACTTCTGTAAAGACTTCCTAGACTTAGACCTGTCTCCAGGCCAGGAACTAGCCCTACGCATCTTGTACGGCCTGGAGATACCCAAGGCAGCTATGGAAGCCTTCACCCGCTGGACGGGCCTAGAAGCCCTGCCCAGAGGCTTTGTGCACAGTGCTACGTTCATCTGCGGCCGACGTGGCGGCAAGACTTCGCATATCGGTGTACCAGTGCTGCTTTACGAAGCGCTGCTTGGCGGACATGAGAAGTATCTACGCGCTGGCGAGCGTGGGCACTGTGTAATGATGGCACAGACAGTGAAGGCTGTAAGCGAAACTATGGCGCTGCTGCGTAATAAAGTCAATGCAAACGCGAGCTTACGCAGGGAGCTCGTAGCCGAGCGCGCTGATGCGCTGGAATTCGCCAACGGTATGAACGTGAGCATTTGGCCTTGCACGCTCAAAGCCATCCGAGGCTTGAATATTCCCGTCGCGGTGCTAGACGAAATCGCGTTCTGGGAAAGCGAGGGCGCAAATCCTGACCGGGAGGTTATCCGTAGCGTGACGCCGGCTATGGCTACCTTTCCCCAGCGCCGGCTTATTAAGCTCACCACACCCTATACCAAGCTCGGAATCATCTGGGAGGACTTCGAGAAGTATTGGGGGAAGGTGGTGCGGGGAGCACCGCTAGTTTGGGTTGCTGAGTCCCAAGACATGAACCCGGCGATAGATCTAGACTTCCTCGTGGAAGAGCAGCGGCGCGATCCAGAAGCTTTTGAACGGGAGTACAAAGCCCGCTTTAGCGATCCGAGCGAAGCTTTCATTCCAGGCTACGCTATTGCTGCGGCAACAGACAATGGGGTTTTCGAACGCAAGCCTTCAGGCCGCTCGCGCTACGTCGCTGGCGTTGATATAGCTTTCAAACGCGATGCGACGGTGCTTTGCATAGGGCATAAAGACGGCGATAAGGTTATCGTAGATGTGTGGCGCGCATGGAAGCCCAAGCCCGGCGAACCGCTAAAGCTCAGCGAGCTAGCGAGGGACATTGCGCTGCTGTGCCATGCGTATGGTGTGCCGACCGTAGTCGGCGACCAGTACGCCAGCGAGCCCGTGCGGGAAGCTTTGCGTAGCCCGCGAAGCCGCAAAGGCTTGCCCATTCGTGGCGTAGGGTTCCAGGAAATCGCCTTTACCGCTACCCGCAAGCAACGGGAAAAGACTGGCGGTGACACCCGGCGAGAGTTTGGCGCGAGCAAAATGGACATGTACGGGGCGATGCGGACACTGCTAGAGCAGAGCAGGCTGCGGCTGCTCGATAACCCCGACGCGCTGAGAGAGCTAGCAGCGCTGGAAGTCAAGCGAAGCTTCAGCGGTATTGAAACACTGGGAGCGCCAACGCCCATGCACGACGACTACCCTAGTGCTTTAGTCTTAATGACTTGGCAATGCTTTAAAGGCCCAGAGTTACGTGAGCGCGACGGTAGGGTTGTATTCAAGCCTGGTGGGAGCCTGCTCGATGCGAGGATGGTCGATGAGGATGAGATGGAGAAGCAGCTTCCTGTGCAGCTTCGCGGGGGCTCGCAAGACAGTGAAAGGGAGCTGAGGCCCTGGCGCGGGTTGACGTGGATGTAGGGCTTACGCTACTTTAGATAGAGGGGAGGCTAGCAATGCTAGGTTATGGTTACGAGGAAGTGTACTCTTTCTGTCCGCGCTGTAAGCAGCTCAAGCCAAACGTCGGCGCACATACTATTCCCGGCGAGCCTGGTACCATGCGGCTGCTATGCGGGGACTGTCGAGACGATGTGATAACGCGCGGGCAGTCGCAAACTGTAACGCCGGAATGGTCGCCCGCGCATGCGCTAGAGCAAGCTGCGCAAGCCGAAGCTGCACAGCGGGTAAAAGCGCTAGAGCAAGCTGCGGAGCGTGTGGTGGCGCAGGTAGCTGCGGAGCTTGAAAAGCCCGAAGAACAAAGCCTGCACGCGGCGCTCGAAGAATTCATTCCTGCGATGTGGAGTGCACTCGGTGCATTGCAGCGCAAACTCCAAGGAAAGGAAAAGTAGTGAGCAATATGGCACTTGCGCAGTTAGTCGGGTCAGACTGGAAGAGTTGGGTAATTGGCGTGCTGGTGACTATCGGCCTGGGTCTTACGAGCTTTATCGGACTTGCGGCGGGGGGTACAGCGAAGGCTATTACTGCACAGCATGTGGTACTGATTGAAAAGGTTGCAGCGGCGACTGTACGCTTAGATGAAGTAACGAAACAGCTCGATAGAATTACAGATCGGCTCGATAGATTAATTGAAAGGCAGGGTGGCGCTCGTGGCCGTTGATGCAACAAGAGAACGCGCTGGCATGGCGTTGGAAGAGGCGAAGCGCTTGCATGGGCTTGGTGAGCAAGCGATGTATAGTCGTCGCACACGGATGCTCGACTGGTATCTTGCCTGGCATGGTGTGGTAACATTTTCTCACGCTTCGCAGCGTTCGCAGGTGTCGCATGACATTACCAGGGAAAGCATCGAGCGTATTTTGCCCAAGCTGCTCGGCACCTATATGGGCTTTGAGTATTTCAAAGGTGGGAAGTACAACGAAGCGGCGACGGCACTTAGCAAGAGCTACTTGCGCAAAATGTTCTACCAAGATGAGATGGAGCGGAGTAACCGCGACAAGCTTATTACTGGACGGGGTGTGCGCAAGTGGTTTTATCATGTGGACAAGCGAGCAGGAAATCGCAGACTGAGCACCCGCGAGATCATGGCGTTGCAACAGCTTGGGGTGCCGGAAGATAGAATACCGCTGCGCATCCCAAGAACGGTTACGCACTACGAAGGCCCGATGTGCAAAGCTGTTGACGTGTTTGCACTCACGCCCGATCCGACTGTTGACGATCCGCGGGACCAATACTTCACCTTCGAGGAGTTTACCGAGTCTCCACAAGACATGAAGGCTAAGGCTGAAGGCGATGACCCGATTTATGATAAGGAAGCAGTGACAGAGTGCTTGCAAACCAAAGACCTGGCGCCCGGTTTTGTCCAGCGCTGGCGAAATGAAGTTGCAGCGCGCAAGGGTATTGACTTAAGCATTAGCATTGCGAAGGACGATCCAACGAGCAAGCATCTAATTGGTGGCTACTTTCCCTTCGATATTGACGGGGACGGGAAAGACGAAAGTTGCTTGATCGTTTGCGATCCCGGCTTCCGCTACATTTTCCGTCTGGAAGAGCACCCGAACGATCACCAGCGCCCACCCTACGTGTACGACGATTGGATGAGACTTACCGGTGAGTTTTGGCCTATCGGCATTGCGGAAGTGCTCGAACCAGTGCAGACCATGGTAAATACTTGGGGCAATCTTGGAATTGACAACATCGTACTGGCGGTGCATAACCTTTGGTTGAAGCACGCGGACGCGGGTATCCCCGGAAATCAGCTCAAGATTGTCCCTAACATGATGCTGCGCACCTACATGATGGAGGGCTTGAAGCAGCTTCCCACGGAAGATCATACGCAGAATGTGCTTGTGTGGCTCAACTTCTGGTTGAAGCGGGCGCAGGAAGAAAGCGGCATTACGCAATTCAACGCTTTGGGCACTCCTGAGCTTGGACAGACGAAAACAGCGCTGGGCATTCAAACGCTGAAAGCTGCTGCTGAGGAATTTCTAGTCTTTGCTAAGCGTCGAATGAAGGAGAAGGCCATGGCGGAAGATGCGTTCTTCTGCCTCTCGCTCATGCAGCAGTACACAGACCGAGAGATTGATTTTCGCTTGCGGGGGGAAGATGGGTTGGTGCAACCTTTCATGGTTGGGCCAGACGACTTGCTGGGCGATTTCGAGTGGGATGCTGTAGTGGAGCAGCAATCTCCGCTGAGCAGGGAGCTGGAAAGCCGGAGCTTCGAAGAGTGGATTGCTGAAAGCATTAAGATCGGCGGCGCGCTGAACGTTCCGGCTGTGCAGGTAGAGCTTGGCAAGCGGAAGGGTATTCCGAGGCCTGAGCAGTTTATGCAGATGGTGCCTGGGCCTATGGGTTTGCCAGGCATGGGGGCGCCGGGTGCGCAACCGCCCAGCATGAGCGGCGGGCCGCAGCCCGCTGGTGGAACGCCGCCAGGCCCGGCCGCAATGATGAACGCGAAGGCGCCTGCTGCGCCGGGAGGCTAACGGGTGGCGACATTCATAGATGCGCTGATTGACGGTTTTCGTCAGAAGCGGAGCGAGAGCGCTGAGCAAGAGCTGGGGCAGGTTGCTGAGCGTTTGAACGCTGTGCAGGCATTGACACAACAGCCCGGCTGGGCTATTCTCATTGCAGACTTGCTCGGCACTGAGAGGATGCTTTATCATAAGTGGCTAGCGAACCCTGAAAAGCTAGCGCCGAGTGAACATGCGTTTATGCGATTGGTGCGGAAGCTGGAAAATGGTCCGCAAGCTTTGCTGGAGGAAGCAAGCTACATTCGCCAGTCGCTCAATGGAGGAAGGGAATGACGCAAGGGGTAAATCTTGAAGCTTTGGAAGCTGCTTTGGAAGAAGGAAAGACCCTGGGCGAGATTGATGTAGCAGCGCTTGCACCGCCCGCGCCAGCGGAAAAGCCTGAAGCGCAACCTGATTCTCTCGACGAAGCATTGAGCGAAATCCCGACGGAGCTTCGTGGGAAGGCGAAAGAAGTCATCGAGCGCTTCGCTGAAGAGCAGCGGCAGCGCTGGGAAAGTGGAGCAACGCAGAAGTTTCAGCAAGCTGCACAATACGAAGCGTTGCAGCGCAGCTTGCAAAAAGACCCCGAGGGAACCATTGAATTTCTCCGGGGCAGGATGGGGATTGCTAAGACCAGCAAGCGCGACGAACCGGACCCCGAAACCGCTTACGTTGCTCGCGTGGCTGAGCTGAAAGCGAAGGCTACCAGCCCAGAATCCACAAGCGATCAGCAATGGGAAGCGGTGCAGGAGTACACCAAGCTGGAAACCCAGCGGGCTGTGCAACAAGTGGGTCGCCGTGTCGCGCCGATGGAACAAGCGATTGCCAAAGCCTATGAGCAAGACGACGTGTCGAGGATTCAGCGAGACTACCCTGAGGTTGCATTGCAGGAGCTACTTCCCCATGTTGAAGAAGTGCAGGGACAGGTAGCGAAGTCTCCCTATTTGTCAAAACGAGAAGCAATTTTCGGCCTGATAGGGGAGCGGTTGGTTAAGGAAAACAGAGAGCTTAAGGCCCAGCTTACCCAACGCGGCGGCTCAGCCGATAAGGCAAGAGCAGTGCTGCCTGGTGGGCAAACCCGAGCAGTACGTGGAAGCGGTGTGAGGGATATGGACTTAAGCGCGCTGGAAAACCTTGTGGATCAGGCGTTTCCGGGCCGAGACTAAGAAAGGATGAATAAGTCATGGCTCTTTCTGGACAGTTTTTAACGACTCTTCAGACTCAGCTTCTGCCGGTGTGGTTTGAGAAGCGGATGCTGGATCGCGTGGAGAAGAACCTTCAGATGTACAAGCTGACTCCGGTGAAGCGGAGCATTCCGCGTAATTGGGGTACGGACATCGTGTTCAACCGGCCAGTGCATCTTGCGGCGCAGACAACCGAGCTGACCCAGAGCTTGAACCCGGCGCAGGTGCAGCTTAGCTCGGAGCAGGTGAGCGCGAAGGTAAAGATTTACGGTGCGTTCACTGTAATGTCTGAGCTGGCGCGCATGAGCGTAGTGGACCTGGGTTGGATTAGCGACGAGTTTAGCTACAACGCTGCACTGACGATCGATACGCTCGTACGTAATGAGTTTATCGCCAGCGCCAGCGCGGTGGGCGGGCTTGCTGCGCTTTCCAGCACTGATATACTCACGGGTAACAAGGTACGGCAGGACGTTACGCGCCTGCGGACGAATGACATTCCGGGCCTGTTCGACGGGCAGAGCAAGTATGCGCTGCTCGCGCATCCGAACGCGCTGTACGACCTGATGGCCGATACGACTTCTGGCGGCTGGCAGGACATCGTGAAGCAGGCCAACACTGGCAGCTTCAACGATCTTGCAGTAAAGGGCGTTGTGCGAGATGTGTTTGGTGCGCGAGTGCATGAGAGCACGAACGTTCTGGCGAGTGCTGATGGCAGCGCGTCGGGCGGCGGGTTCCTGCACACGGTGTACCGGAACATGATCTTCGGCGATAGTGCGTATGCTGTAACGCAGATCGGTGGGGCGGGCGGTGGCAACCTGGCGAATCCACAGGTCATCATCAAGGACCTGGGTAGTGCCGGTGTCGAAGACCCGCTGAACATGCGGGCGAGCATTGGCTACAAGCTGATTTTCGCTCCTCTGTATCTCAAGACCACGAGCGAAGCGCATCGTGGGCTGGTTCGTAATACGGGTGCAACAGTCCTGTAATAACGCTATAGGAGGAGGTGGTTTCAGTGGGTGTGTTCAAGTTTATTGGGCCTGACAGGTTCTTGCCGAACGCGGGCTCAAGTGCGAGTTTTGCGAACGCGCAGAAGTGTAGCGGACAGCCGATGCTCCAGTACGGGGTAGCGGCTGGGCAAGCGGCAAACACCAACGTCATTCTCCAGATTCCTCTGGAGCCTGAGATTGATACTGGCTGGGGTCAGACGACTC